GGTAAGAAAAACGAAGCTGGTGTAACTGGATACAATATCGAAGCAAAAGAATCTAATTACACTGTAGTTATTACTACTGACTCAGGAAAAACATTTACATCTAAAACTGACGGTACTGTTTTCACTTTACCAGCTATTGCGGTAGGGAACGTATTTACATTTGTAAATACTGCTGAAGACGGAACTAACGGCTTAACAATTAGTCCTAATGCTGCTGATGGTATTACTTATGCTAACTCATCTACTGACGATAAAGATTTGATCAACACTAAGGGTACATCAAAAGTTGGAGACTATGTTAAAATCCAAGCTATGAATGGCGACGTTACTGCATGGCAAGTAACTGACGTTCAAGGTGTTTGGGCTAAAGAGTCTTAATAGATAATTAACGTGAGCTCCTTCGGGAGCTCACAATTAAGGAGAAAAATTATGGGAACAACTTTTACAAGTGACCAAACAACCATTACAATGGATACTGTGGGAAGTAATCAACTTGCGAGAACAGGAAGAGCTAGAATTACATCTATTCAAGGAAAAGGAATAGCAAGTGCAAGTATTGTTTTTTATGATTCAACATCTACAGGTTCACCAGGAAGTGCAGTAAGTACTTATAATTATGGAACTGAAGGACTGGAAGTATACGTTCCAGGTTCAGGCATTTTATTTAAAAATGGAATTGTCTATAATTTAACTGGAGCAAGTGGAAGCGTTACTGTAACTATCACAGGAGCGTAATATGGCGAATACTACTTCCGGAACATTTACTTTCGGAAAAACTTTTGCAATTGATGATATTGTAGAAGAAGCTTTTGAAAGAATTGGAATTCGTGGAGTAGCTGGTTACCAGCTTAAAACTGCACGAAGGTCTTTAAACATTCTTTTTCAAGAATGGGCTAATAGAGGTGTGCACCTATGGGAAATAGGTGATGGTTATTTAACTTTAGTAGCTGGTACAAAAGAATATATTGGTTATAGATCTTCTGGAGATGGAACTTCTACTTTATTAGATAGTGGAGGATCTGCCTTATATGGAGTGGATGATGTTTTTGAAGCTTCTTACAGAAGTAATGCAGGTACAACAAGTCAATCAGATAGTCCTTTAACAAAAATTTCAAGATCAACTTATTCAGCTTTATCAAATAAATTAGCTCAAGGACAACCTTCTCAATACTGGGTTCAAAGATTTATAGATAAAGTTACAATTACTTTATACACAACTCCAGGATCAAGCCAAGCTGGAGACAGAGTTCAATTTTATTACATGAAAAGAATTGATGACGTTGGCGCATATACAAATGCAGCTGATGTTCCTTACTACTATATTCCTGCAATGTGTGCAGGTTTAGCATATTATTTAAGTATGAAATATTCTCCAGAGAGAACACAAAATTTAAAACTTCTTTATGAAGATGAATTATTAAGAGCGGAGGCAGCGGATGGTTCAAGTAATAGTACTTATATTACTCCTAAGACGTACTATCCAAGTGTTTAATTATGGCAAGATTTGCAAAAGGAAAATTCGCATTAGCAGTCTCTGACATTAGTGGCCAAGCATTTCCATGGAATGAAATGGTTACTCAATGGAATGGATTGTTTGTACATTTTTCTGAATTCGAATCTAAACAACCACAATTAGATCCTAAACCAAGTGCTGCAGATCCAACTGCTTTACCTAAAACAAGACCACAACAACCACCCCCTGATGCTTTAAGATTTTTAGATTTTAATCCTTTAATAACTTATGCAGCTGCTTCAGGAATTATAAATGTTAAATCTTTAGACCATCAAAGAAGTTATGGAGACACTGTAAGATTCAGAGGACCTCCAACTACTTCTCCTGGTACAGGTACACCAGATACGGTTGGTGATGATGGACCAGTTGCAGGCAATCCTGTAGTTGCATTTGCAAACATTGCAAACATAGATGGAATTTCTGGAGCAACTATTTGTAAAGCTGCAGGTTTTACAATTTATCCTGGCAAATATACTTCTACTACAACCACTTTAAATGGAGCTTTAGACGCTTCTACAACTACAGTAGTTTTAACTAGTGGTACAAATTTTACTGGAGTATCAACTGGAGTAGTAGAGCCTACAATTACAAACCCTAGTGGTACACCTACTTGGGGAATTTTAGTTGATAATGAAATTATTAGTTATACTGGAGTCAGTACTCATACATTAACAGGAGTAACGCGAGGAGCTTTTGGTTCTACAGCTGCCACTCATAATACAGGAGCCGCAGTAAGATTATTACACACTCCAGCTAATTGGTACCATTTTAATAGTACTGGAACAGCGAGCGCAGGTAGTGTAAAAGGTGGAGGATGGAATATATCTTCAGGACCAGTAACTTTAAAAACGATAGGACCACAATAATATGCCAGCAGGATTAACATATACATTAGCAAATTTACAAACTGACATTCAGAATTACACTGAAGTTGGAAGCAATGTTTTTACAGAAGCAGTGATGAATAAATTTATACAAAATGCTGAAAACAAAATTTATAGAGCAGTAGATGCAGACCTAGAAAGGCACTATGCAACATCAACTATGGTTATTGGAAATAGATATGTAACTATTCCATCTGATCTTAGAACTATTAGATATATTCAATTAAAAGATAGCTCTAATAAACAGGTCTATTTAGAGCAAAGAGACCCTAGTTTTATAGCTACTTATTATGATACACCAAGTACTTCTTCTAGTACTTTACCTAAATATTATGCTAATTGGGACGAAAATTACTGGGTTGTAGCCCCTACCCCTAATACAGCTTATGAGATTACCCTTGCTTACAATAAAAATCCTGTAAGTTTAACAGATTCAACTAAGTCTACTACTGGTACATATTTGTCTAATAAATATCAGGACCTTCTTCTATATGCATGTTTAGTAAATGCATATGGATACTTGAAAGGACCGATGGATATGTTACAATACTACCAAGCAGCTTATACAGAAGCTTTAAAAACGTACGAGACCGAACAAATTGGTCGAAGACGCAGAAGCGAATATCAAGATGGTGTTATTCGTATTCCCCTTAAATCTGAATCACCATCTACTTATTAAGGAGATATAAAATATGGCAAACGTAATACCTTTTAGTTTTAGAAATGAACTTCTATCCGGAAATCATAATTTTGCTAACGGAGGAGATACTTTTAAACTAGCATTGTATACAGCAAACCCATACACGACTGCGAGCACTGCATATTCTTCAGGATCAGCCAACCAAGTTGGAACTTCTGGTACTGGATATTCTACAGGTGGAAACACTTTAGGAAGTCAATCAGTTACAATATCGTCTGCTGTTAGTTATGTAGACTTTGCTGATTCAACATGGTCATCTGCAACTTTTACAGCTGCATTTGGAGTAATGTACAATAGTTCGGATTCGGATAAATTAGTTGTCGTTTTAGATTTTGGCGGAAGTAAAACTTGTACTAATGGTACATTTAAAGTTACTATGCCTGATCCATCAACACCAACTGATGCTATCATAAGTATGAGTTAATAGGAGAGTTTAAAAATGGCTTTAGTATTAAATGACAGAGTAAAAGAAACTAGTACAACTACAGGTACAGGCACGTTAAATCTTGCCGGTGCAGAAACTGGATTTGTAACTTTTGTTGCAGGAATTGCGACTGGTAATACAACTTATTATACCATTCATAACCAAGGAACGGCAGAATGGGAAGTTGGTATTGGTACAGTAACAGATGCAACACCTGACACTCTTTCAAGAGATACAGTATTAAGTAATTCTTCAGGCAATACTTCAAAAATAAGTTTTAGTGCAGGCACTAAAGATGTTTTTTGTACAATGCCTGCAAGTAAATCGGTTTACCTAGATTCGTCTGGTAATCCAGTAGGAGCAGCAAGCGCAGGTTTTGCATTAGCAATGGCGGTTGCATTATAGGAAATAAATATGGCACAAGATTTTAGAAACAGTCTAGTAAGAACAATTGGAACAAGTGATACTACTATCTTAACTGCAGGAGATTATGATGCAGTTATAGGTATTAGATGCTGTAATATTTTAACTTCAACAATTACAGTTGATATTAAAATTGCAAAAGGAGGAGCCGACTACTTTATAGCTAAAGGAGTTGTAATTCCACCTAATTCAGCTATTGAATTGATCCAAGGAGGAGCAAAGATTGTTTTAGCTAATGGTGATGTATTAGAAGCAGTTAGTGATACCGCAAGTTCACTAGATGTTGTTTGTTCATACATCGATACTATTAGTTCATAGGAGGAATTATGACG